TTATTTCATTTTAAAGACCTATCTGCAAAAGCAAAGAAAATAGCTAAAGCTTAATGGTTGCTAAAAAGTTTCAAAATCCTAAAGGGGGATTAAACGAAAAAGGTAGAAAGCACTTTGAAAAAAAAGATGGCGGTAATTTAAAATCACCAGTTAAATCTGGGGTTAATCCAAGAAGAGTTTCTTTTGCTTGTAGATTTGCAGGAATGAAAGGAGCGATGAAAGATGATAAAGGAAGACCAACAAGAAAAGCATTAGCACTTAAAGCATGGGGCTTTGGGTCAGTAGAAGCGGCATCTAATTTTTGCCAAAGACATAAGAAATCATAATGCCAGAAATTAAAAAGAAACCAGTAAATCCAAAAAAGAAAAAAGATGATGCTATTAAAAAAGCAGAAACTGATAGACGTAAACGTCAAAAAGATAATTTAAAAAAAGATGCGGCTAAATCTTATTATAGTTCTGTTAAAGGATATAAAGGTAAAGGCGGAGAACAAAATACTAAGTCTAAAACTTTTAAAGAAAAACAATCTGATAAAAACAGAGCAGATGCAAGAGATGCGGCAAGAAGTGGAATGACTGTTGTACAAATGAGAACAGCAGGCCCTATTGCTAATGTTAAAAAAGAAATAAAAGCATTACAAAAAAAACTAGAAAAATTATCTAGAGGTAGAAAATAATGCCTTGTACAAATTGTGACCATGAGTGTCATTGTAGTAATGGTGGTGAATGTTGTGGTGGAAACTGTAAATGTAAATCATGTGAGCATCCAATTGCTTACGAACCTCATAACGCTTAATGCCAACATATCAATATTATAATAAAAAAACAAAAGAATCTTTTACAGAAAATTTACCTATTCACAAAAGAAAAAATCCTTGTAGAGACCCTTTTATAGAATTACGTATTACTGCACCTAACATTGCAACACTATCGGATAGAGGTGGTAAAGAAGATAAAATGAGAGAACAACTTTTATCTACAGCCGAAGCAGGATACAAAGAACGAGAGATTAAAGAAGAGTTAAAAATTATACCGGAGTCTCCAGAATGGAAAAAAG